GGAGCGACCCTGACGCGGTGGCGCGCAAAGTCCATGCGCGCTTCAGCAGTTCAGTCAGCGACCACCTGAACGACGTTGGGTGACGGAATGTCCAAGAAACAGAATGAGCGGCGGCCTCCGGGCCGCCATTCGCATTCCGATGCGACGAAGCCTCTCAGCAACGCGCGGCATGAAAGGTTCGCGCAACTGCTGGCGGAGGGCCGGTCCGCGGACGCGGCCTATGCCGGGGCCGGCTATAAGCCGCACAAGGCAAATCCGACACGACTGAGAGGAAATGAGAGAATCGGCGCCCGCGTTGCTGCAATCCAGGCAGCGGGCGCGGAGAAGGCGGCCGTGACCGTCAAGCGCGTTCTTGACGAACTCGCCAAGATCGCCTTCTCCAGCATCGGCTCGGTGGTCGACCGTTGGGACGCGAGCGGGGTGACGCTCAAGAGCTCCGATTCCCTGCATGATAACGACAAGGCGGCTATCTCGGAGGTTTCCGAATCGCGTCTGCGGGGTGAGCGCACGGTGCGTGTGAGGATGCACAGCAAAATCGACGCGCTCGACAAGCTCTGCCGGCACCTTGGGATGTTCCGCGAGAGGATCGAACACAGCGGTCCGGGAGGCGGTCCGATTGAAACGCGAGGCGCGCCGGTCGTGTTCGGCGTCGATCTCGATACGGCCGATGAGGAAACGCTCAAATTCTTGCGTGAAAAGGTCGCGCGGGAGGCCGTTCGTGGGCCTTGAGAGCGTCATGACCGACATAGATCGGCGCCTCCATGAAAAATCCCTGCTCTCATTCACGCAGGCCGGATGGCATCAGGTCGAGCCGGCGCAATTTCAGCCGAATTGGCATATCAGCTCCATCGCCGACCATCTTGAGGCAGTCGCGCATGGCGATGTGCGCCGGCTCATCGTCACCCTGCCGCCGCGCCATGCGAAGAGCCTCTTCGCCGGGGTGTTCTTTCCGGCGTGGGTGTGGGCGCAAAATCCAGACCCGGCGCGCGAGGGCCATGGTCTCGCCGTGCGCCCCGGCTCGCATCTGGGCGCCGGCGTCAAATTCGCCTTCATTTCCTACGCCCAAGACCTGTCGAACGATCATTCTCGGAAGACGAGGCAGCTTGTCGAAGGCCCGTGGTTCCAGCGTCAATGGGCGAACCGCGTTCAACTGCGCCGCGATGCAAACCGGGTAGAACGATTCGACACAGTTGCGGGCGGCCATCGTCTCGCCCTTTCCTTTACCGGAAAGATCACCGGGTTCGGCGCCGACATCGTTGTCATTGACGATGCGCACAACATCCGCGAGGCCGAATCGACCGCGATCCGGGAAGATGTGCTTCGCACATGGGATGAGACCCTACCTACGCGCCTGAACGATCCGAAAACCGGCGCGTTCATTGTCATCATGCAACGGTCGCACGAGCGCGATCTGGTCGGGCACATTCTTGCGAAAGAAACAGGCTGGACGCATTTGTGTCTGCCTGCCCGCTACGAGCCGGATCACCCGCACCCGATCATGACCGCTGTTCGCCGCCGTCACCGCGGGGAGATATGGGACGATCCCCGTGCGCCGGGCGAACCCCTCTGGCGCGAGCGGTTTGACGAAACGACCCTGACTGAGTGGGAGGGCCGGCTTGGATCGTATGCGACGGCCGGCCAGCTTCAGCAGCGGCCGGCGCCGCGTGCGGGCGGCGCGTTCAAGCGCGAGTGGTTCGAGGTCGTCTCGGAACTGCCTGCCGCTGCGCGTGCGCTGCAATGCCGGGCGTGGGACTTGGCCGGCACCGAGGAGAACATCAAGACCGATCCTGATTACACGGTCGGCCTGAAGATGTTCCGCGACCCGGTGACGGGCATATTCTACATCGGTGATGTTCGCCGTGGCCGCTACTCGCCGGCCGGCGTCGAGGCGACGATCAAGACGACCGCGACGCAGGACGGTTACGCCTGCCGCATCCGCATCCCGCAAGACCCAGGGCAGGCGGGCAAATTTCAGGTCCGCACCTTCGCCGGCAAGCTGGCGGGATACCCTCTCTCGATCGAGCCGGAAGTCGGATCGAAGGAATCGCGCGCCGATCCGTTCGCCGCGCAATGCGAGGTCGGCAACGTCAAGCTGCTGCGCGGCGACTGGAACGACACCTTCCTCGATGAACTGTGCGTGTTTCCGAAGGGCTCGCACGATGACCAAGTGGACGCCGCAACCGCTGCATTTCGCGTGCTTGCCAATATGCAGGGCGCGACGGCGGCCAGCAGTATTCAAACACTCTCCTAACACGCTGCCGGTCCTCAAGGGCCGGCAGCGCAACCGGAAGGCTATATGCAGATCATCGACTTCGACCAGATTGAGACTTGGGCGCCATGGTTCGGCGCGGCGATGTCGCGAATCGTCTCGCCCGACGTTTTGCGCCGCGTCGAACGCGAGGAATACGAGTGGGTCGAGGACGCCAGAGACGCTTTGCTCGCGGGGGCAGATAGGCGCGACTTTGCTGCCCGCCTTGATCGCGAACTCGAGCCGCTGCATGTGCGGTTGTTCCATGGAACCCGTCTCACAGATCGCGCCTTTGCGTCATTGCAAGCCGGTGGGCTGAAAGCATTGGTCCTGGCTGACCGGGCTGTGGAACTCCGGTCGATCTTCAGCCAACATCCCAGGTGGCCAGAAGTCGAAGGCCGGTTTGACGATGTGCTTTACCGCCTTGGGCCGCTGAATGAGGCGGGGCGCAGGCAAGACGGTTTCATACACTTTTGCATTTCGCGAAATGGCCTGGTCAATGGCTGCAATCACTATCTTGAGTTTGGCGCTGAGATCGATTCTCGCGTCGGGCAGACTCTGTTCGGCGACAACTCTGCGGGAACGCTGCTTCGCAGCCAACGGACGCCCAAGATCGTAAGCGTGATCGTGCCGTTTGCCGAAGCGAGAGCAGCGGCAAATCCGTACTTTGTTCCCACGAATGAACTGCCCGCGCTTCACGACATGAGGGTGGAGGCTTGGGCGTATTTCACATCGTCGAGAAGAGGACGGCCTTTCCAGATATCGCCGCCGGACAATACAGCCGTTCAGATGAAGGCCCCAATTCCGCGCTCCCGGATCGAAAGCATTCAAGACGTTGAGGGGGTTCCAGCGCTGCGCAGCACCGAAATTTCGAAGATAGGACCCGTCTCGTGAGCAGAAAAGCGATTGATCTACGTCGTAAGAAATTCGGCCGTCTGCGCGTCATTGCGCGCGCCCCGTCCTTGTCGGGCCACAGCCGCCGAACAGCAGAGCAACACTCGCCGCACGTTTCTCGTCGTCTACCGCGGCGCTGAAATGGCCTTGGCCAACGCGATCCGCGCGGCCGGCAGCATCGTGCGCGACGACGTTGCTCGCCAGCGGCTCAGGCATGGGTGGGAGATCGAACGGGCGCTGAGCACGCCAACGCAGCGGTGCACCAACTCATCGTAGGCTGCGATCACTCGCCGCCCCGGACCGATCTGCCATGCCCGGCGCCTGCTGCGCGGCCAGAGCGGCTTCGGCTCGTTCCGCCCGCTCTCGCGACCGGCGAAGCTCGTCGAGAATGTTGGCTTGGACGTTCGCACTCGCGCGCGTGTTCTCTGCGCTTCGCGATATGCCCATTATGACCGCGATGACCACGACCACGACCGCCCCGACCGGTCCCGCGACGAGAAATCCGACAATCCCGAAGACGATCGCGCCCGCCACAAGCCAGCCGCTTCCCTTCGTCTTCGGGCGAGCACGGCGTTCGCGTATCGCGTCGTGATAATTTGGGGTGGAGGCGGAATCCGCCCACCATCGCCGCTGCCTCTTGGCCGCCGCCACCACGAAGACGGCGATTGCCAGCCCCACGACCCACTCCGGCGGCATATTCATGTGACCTCCCCCTGATCCCCGCCATTATCGTAGCCGGTGCCCCTCGGCGGCAGCAATCGGAGGCGGGGCTTTGAAAGGTCAGCCTCCGGCCGTGTAACATTAATCTCAAAAGGTGTTGACAATGACGATACGGCGACCGTAACATAACACTCAACGACGGATGAGCGTCGTGGGAGTGCCCGACATGGCCGAAGGAAAATTCGTCTCCTACTTCCGCGTTTCGACAGCGCGGCAAGGCGAGTCGGGCCTCGGCATTGAGGCGCAGCGCAAGGCGGTCGCCGACTTCCTGAATGGCGGCAAATGGGCCGTGGCTTCGGAGTTCACCGAGGTCGAATCCGGCAAGAGCGCGGACCGGCCGGAACTGGCGAAGGCGATTGCGGCCTGTCGCGTCTATGGCGCTCGCCTTGTGATCGCGAAGCTGGATCGCCTATCGCGCGATGCGCACTTCCTCCTCGGCCTGGAAAAGGCGGGAGTCGATTTCGTGGCGGCCGATATGCCGAATGCGAACCGGCTTACCGTGGGAATCATGGCGATGGTTGCAGAGGAAGAACGGCGAATGATCTCGGCCAGGACGAAAGCCGCGCTCGCCGCTGCGAAGGCGCGCGGCACCAAGCTCGGCGGCTTCCGAGGCTATGTCCCGTCGCCGGAGAACGTCGCGGCCGGTGTAGCCGTGCGTCAGGCAGCCGCGGCGGCGCGCGCGAATGATCTCAGCCCGATCCTGACAGAGTTGCGGGCGGCGGGCTTCACGTCGCTCGGCGCGCTCGCGCGTGAACTGACAGCGCGTGGCGTCCCCAC